CCGAATTGCTCATGCGGCCCTGTCCCACATATAGAAGAGGATGAAGAATCGTAACTTTCGGTCCCTCTTAGTAGAGGCATCATGTCCGACTGGCAGCAGCATTTCCAACTCCAAAAATACGATCCGTTCACGGGTGAGTTCATCGCGGTCGCCGCGATGGGCAAGGTCGTAGACCGCGCCAAGGAACGTCTCGACTATCCAGGTTCTAAGCCATACTTCCAGAAGTGGTCCGACTCGCAGTATGAAGCCTCGGGCGGAAAGTCTTACGGCAACGTCCGTCTTCAGCACGATCCCAAGCGACCCGCTGGCATTCTCTACAAGGCACCCGAGTACAACGACGACGAACAGACCATCCGTGTGTTCGGCAAGGCCGTTGACCCCGTCACCAAGGAATTGATGCAGAGTGGCGCACTGACCGGAGTATCCATCGGCGGCTCTTACGTCAAGAAAACCCTGAACCCCAAGGATGGCGTCACTGACTACATCGCTTCACCCCAAGAGATTTCCGTGGTTGACCGCCCGTGCCTCGCGCAAGCGACCTTCGAGGTCGTGAAGAACGAGCAAGGCGAGACCGAGTTGCGCAAGTTCGCTAGCGAGGAAGACTCTGCTTCGCTAATCAAGAAACTATTGACCCCTTCAACTGAGGACACTGAGTTGGCGGAAAAGAGTTTTACAGAATTGAACACGAAGTTGGACGCACTGACCAAGTCAGTGTCGGACTTCATTCAATTGAAGGCCGCGACCGAAAAAAGCGACTTCGTGAACCCTACTACAGACGAGGTTAAGAAGAATATGGCTACTCCGACCGTTGAAGAATTGCAGAAGGCGCACAAGTCAGTAATGGATCGCCTCGCAGATTGCAAGAAGGCCGCATCCGACCACCGCGCCGAAATGCACAAGGCCGCTTCCGATCACGAAGCCGCGATGCACGAAGCGTGCGACAACTGCGCCAAGGCACTTGGCGGAACGGTTCCGATGGAAGTCACCAAGACCGAAGAGAAGGTCGATCTCAAGAAGGAAGACAAAACCGTGAAGACTGACGACAAGAAGGTCGAGAAGACCGAGACAGTCACCGACGAGCAGATCGCTGCCATCGTCACCGCAACACTCCAGAAGGCTATGGGCATTGAAGAGAAGAAGGAAGTAGTCCTGACTCTCGAAGAGCGCATTGCCAAGGCCGTCGAAGCATCCATCGCTCCTCTGATGAAGGCTGACCCCAAGCAAGCGCGTCCGCGCTTCGTGGAAAAGTCAACCGACAGCACAGTGACCGAGGAAGAGCGTGCCAAGCTCGCCAAGGCCGCACGCGGTGGAGATCGCGAAGCAGTTCTGAAGCTGATGTCAGCAAGTTCGGCTAAGCAAGTAGAGCAGATGGTCAACTAAGGATTCGTCACTCAGGTGACAAGAAAGATTTAGGAGAAACAACTCAACATGAACTCCAACGCACAGAACCTTCGTAAGCTGTTTGAAGAGAGCGGTCTCCGCAAGGACGCACAGTCCAGCGGTGGAACCATTTTCTCGCAACTCGGCCTGAACGCCGTGAACTTGGAACAGGAAGCAAAGTCCCTGATTCCTTACAACGCGCCGTTCCTGAACTCCACCCCGCGCACGATCTCCGATGTCGGTGGTCTGACGGTGCAGTGGAAGGCCGTGCTGGCAGCTTCGCCGGGTTTCGTGACCCTGCCTGAAGCGGCCCGCAACCAGTCTGCCGACCTGACCGAGAAGGATTACTCGGCAGCGTTCAAGAGCATGGGCGTCGATGTTGACGTCTCGATGTTCGCGCAGGAAACTGGTCGTGGCTTCCAAGACAACCTTGGATTCGCGCAGTTCTCCGCACTTCAGATGTTCCTCCGTGCACAGGATCAGCAGATCCTCTGCGACGGTAACTCCGGTCCTTCCGGAAACGGTTATGCCCTCGGAACGACCAGCACTCCGGTCGTGAGCGCATCCACGGGTTCGGGTACCATCACCGAGTCCGACGTGACCGTCTATGCCGTGGCTCTGACGCCTTTCGGTCTGCGTGCACAGAAAGACCCGTTCCTCAACGCCAACATCAATGCGACTGCGCAAGGTCTGACCCCGCAGTTCTCCGTCACCAACATGACGGGTGCCACGATCACTGCGAGCGGCGGAACGGCAATCCGTTCGGCGGCTTCCAACACGTCCACCGCGATCTCTTCCAAGAGCATCGTTGTGACGATTCCGGCACAGCTGGGTGCAGTGGCATACGCCATTTACATCTCTCTGAACGCTTCTCCGACCACAGCGAATGCGTACTTCCAAGGCATCTACAGCGGCAACGTGATCACCATCACGTCTCTGAACGCTGGTGTCACTGGCGCGTCCAACCTCACGGCGGCTCAGTCTGGTCTCACGACCGATTACAGCTACGACGTGAACGCAGTGGACAGCTACTTCGCGTGGACGATCAACTGGAACACGCCTCCCTCCGGCTACTCGGCATACCCGAGCTACGCTCTGGACAAGGCTGGCGCAACCCTGACGGCAGTCGGCGACGGCTCCATCGGCGAATTCAGCACGATCGCTTCGTTCCTCTACAACAACTACAAGAGCGCACCGGATCGCATCCTCTGCGCTTCACAGACCGTCAGCGGCACATCGCTGAAGCAGGAAATCCAGACCGCAATCTTGGGTGCTGGCTCCGGCGGACCCGGCGCGGAAAACGCATCGCGCATGATCTTCGACAGCAAGGACGGCGTCCTGACTGCTGGTACGAAGCAGGTTGCGTACGAGTGGGCATACAGCTACGACGGCACGAGCAAGGTCATCACTCCTGAAGTGATGCCGTGGCTCCCGGCTGGAACGATCATCTTCCAGACGACTCAGAACCCCTACCCACAGGCAGCGGGCCGTATTCCTTCGGCCTTCGAAGTACACAGCCTGTTGGACACGTTCTCGGTTGTGTGGCCGATCCGTCAGTTGCAGCGTGAACTCGGAGTCTACGGATTCCTCGCGACAAAGAACTACTTGCCGCACGTCAGCGCAGTGCTACAGAACGTCGGCTAATCCCGACGACAGCGGGGAGCCGGACGAAAGGTTCTGTTCTCCATCAAGATTCGAACCCAAGCGGGTCGGGACAACAAACCCGACCCGCTTTTAGTTTGCAAAGGACACGATGAAGACGAATCCCACAGAGGCTCTTTCCACCGTTGCGCTAGTGAAGTCGGAGATTGGCGGAGGCATCAACAACTCGACCAAGGACTCTGACATCGAGGAGTACATCACTGACCTGAGCCAGTACTGGCTCCAGCGTTGTGGTGTCTTCTCGCTCAGCATCCTTTACACAGCGACCGAGAATTACAACGGAACCGGGACGGACGTCCTACCTCTGCGCGGCATTGCTCAATCCATTACGACCCTGACCATCGGCACCCGGCTCATCCCGGCCAGCACAGCAGTGAACATTCCCGGATACTTCCTCGATGACAACGGTCAGTTTCTCTACCTGCGCGGTTACTACAACTTCCCGCACGGGCGGCAAAACGTCAATGTTGTCTATCAGGGCGGTAATGACGGTATACCGGGCGACGTTCAGCGTGCCTTCACTCGCCACTGTGCTCTCGAATACAAGCGCAAAGACAGCATCAACATGCGCTCACAGGCTGCAATGGGCGGCAACGTTGCGCTGCTGAACGATGTGGAGACGACTCCTGACATTGAGCACGTGATCAGGATGCACAGCCGTCTAGGGATGTAAATGATTCGAGTCCTCAACAACGCAGCCGAATACAGCACGAATTTACGCGGTCGCGCTTCGGCGATGTCCGCGGCATTAGTCGATGCCATCAACGACGTCAGCAAGAAGATGCAAGCACGCATCCTCTCGCGGCCCGGTAGTCCCGCGAGCGCGGAGCACCGTAAGAAGGGTTGGTTAGCTAACAGCGTGCGCTTGATACCTGCTCAGACAGCAGGAGAGACCGTTTCTGGTGGTGTAGAGGGAGCGGGCGGCGACGCTTGGTACGGCAGATTGTTCGAAGAGGGGACTGCGACCTCGTACCTCATCATGCCAGCGGCCAAAAAGGCTCTAGCGTTTGAGATGCACGGTCAGGCGATGGTGCTCCATGCAGTGGTCCATCCACCGTTCGATGCAGCCAAGCTGGCCTTCATGCATCCCGTGTACGAGGAAATGGAAGACGAGATCAAGGCGGAGATTCAAGAAGCAGCTATCAGTGTTCTGCGCGGAGAAGTGTAAGCATGCCACAACCATCAAGAGAGACAGTATTCGCCGCGCTCAACTCGCTGCTCCTATCCGCGAATTATCCGTTCACGCTCCAGAACACGGACTCGCGTGTGATGAAGCCGTGGGAGATGGTGACCTCCGCCATTCAGCCCGCGCTGTACCTTCAAGAAGGACCGCAGAAGGCGGAGCAGAATACAGCTGGACTGGGTCTGAACCGCTGGACGTGGACCGCGAAGGCATGGGTCTACTTTCGGTGCGAAACCATCACTGAGATTCCCGCAACCATCATTAACCAAGTTATTGACGCCATCGACCAAGCGATCTTGCCTCCGGGTTTACCGGGCCGTCAGCAGACGTTGGCCGCGCAGAACGGCGGTAAACCACTTGTGACAAACGTTCGCGTCACGGAAGTCATGTTTGATGAAGGCTTTCTGGACCCGAAGAGCGGACAGGTGATCGTGATGGTGGGGTTGGAAATTCTCACAAGCAACTAAACTACGGAACCCTCTTTCAGAGGTAAACAGAAACCCATGCCATCTTCAGCAATGCAACTGGTCGATAGTTTTGGTATCGGCAACATTTTCGTGAATCCCAACTCCGGCTTGCTCCCGACAGGCGCAACTCCGTTTGAGTTGAAGACGATCTCCGAAATCTCGCTTGACTATAAGGGAAAGGCTGTTGAGTTGCGCGGTCAGTACCTCGTCCCGGTAGATGCCCGCATCGCAGACGTGTCCTTCACGGGCAAGTTCACCATCGGCACCTACAGTTTGAACCAACTCAACAACATTTTGTTCGCAGGCACTCTGAACGTCGCAACACCCGATAACATTGTCCCTGACGAGGCGCACACCGTTCCTGCGACTTCGACGTACACCATCACGGTCAGTGGGGCGAGCACCTTTATCGAAGATTTGGGCGTCTCATATGCCCTCACTTCCGGTCAGTTCGAGCGCGTCAACTCAGTGACACAGGCTGGTCAATACAGCGTGAATACCTCTACGGGCGTTTACACGTTTGATGTGGCGGACGCGAGCGCAGCTGTTCAGATCTCCTATGTCAACACGTTGACGACGGGAGCATCACTTTCGATCCCGAACAACCTTCAGGGTCAGTCGCCTCAGTTCGAGTTGGCAGCTTGGATTCCCGCCAGCGCGGGTGCCACGGCTGGCTTCAACGGCTACCGTTTCTTTGCGTGCCGCGCAACGGGCGCAAAGATCCTCAGCGGAAAAAATAACGATTTCAACAAAATCGAAGTGGATTTCGCAGTTTACTGCCCTGTCAACGCCAACGTCGGCGAACTGATTCAGACCATCATCTAAACCAGCTTTCTCGGGAAGCCTCATCAGAGGCTTCCCAGCAGTATCAATTCTAAGAAGGCCGTTCTGGTCTTCCAAGTTCATCCTCAAAAGGAATCACTAATGCCCCTGCAACTCAAGCCCACGATTTTCGAAGTAGAAATCCACGACAACAAGATCAAGTTCGCCGCCCTGCCCATGCGTGCTATGGAACGCCTGACGGCGAAGGAATCTGAAGCCGCCGTGCTGCCCGATCAACAAGAACGAGCCGCAGCGCTGGTCGGTGTCCATCACGAAGTCGTCCTGACAGCATTGAAGCTCGCGGACAACGAAGTGTCTGCCGACGATCTGAAAGACTTTGACGCGCCAACTCTCAATACATTGTTTCTCGCCATCATGAAGGCGCACGGGATGACGCTGGCTTCCAAGATGGGTGAAGTAGAGGCAAAGGTGGGGGAAGCGAATCCTCGTTAACCGAGTGGCTCCGGTTGATGAGGGGAAGACTTGCCACCGAGTGCCACTACTCGCAGGAGTACATCTCCGAGATGTCCTTCCTCGACGTACAGAAGATGGGGGAGTACTGGCTGCTGGAACCACCACTTGCGTCCCTGTATTTCTCAGTTCATTTCCAGCGCAAGAGCAAAGCAAAGGGTCAGCAGACCATGAACCTTATCCCGAACACGGGTGCCTCCAAGCCTTGGGATAAACAACCCGAGCACATCAAGAAAGCAATCATCGGTCACTACCTCGCTGCCAATCCCGGCAAGAGCGAAGCCGACTTTGAGAAAGACCGCATCGCTCAACAACGTGCACGCTATGCGTCCCGGCTCGAAGAGGCACGAAAAACCAAGCGGACGAACAACTAGCAGAACCATTAACAGGCACATGAGTGACGCAATCAAAATTCGGATCGAGGGAGATGCCTCCGGTGCTCGTTCGGAAATCACGAACGTCACCGTGGATACCAAGAGCCTGCAAAATGCGCTTGAGGGAGCAGGTGCATCCGGCCTGAAAGCGGGAAACGAAATCGCCGAAGGCATGCAGAAGGCCGAATACTCCACGATGGAGGCTCGCCACGCTGCCATGATGTTGGGCGAAGAGACTGGCGTCCGCATCCCCCGCGCTCTGGCAGGTATCGCCGCCCGCTCCGAAGCACTGGGTCCTATCCTCGCAGCTGCGTTCTCGGGTATCGCACTCATCGCCTTTGTAGAACTGGCGGCGAAGGGCGTCGAGAAGTTGGAGGAGTGGATCACCGAAACCTTCATCTTTACGTCCGCTCAGAAAGCACTCAACGAAGAACTTCTATCCAGCAATGCGAAGATCGCAGACTACGACAAGAAGATCAAAGAACTCGGCATCGAGTACGAAAAGATTGGCAAGACTGGCTCACAGCTGACCGACATCGATCTCGCTCATGGGACCGATGAGATTCTGAAACAGCAAGCTGCATTACGTCTGTTAGCCGATCAGGTCTACGGTGTGAAGAACGGCATGGTCTCGCTGCCCGCTGCTATCGGCACCGTCAACGGTGCTCTTCAAACTCTGAATCCGGGCGTCAAGGGCGACGCACTGAAGAAGCTCCTTCTGCCTAACGACACCGACGAGGAAACCGTCCTCGCCGCCTATGCGAACGTTCAGGGTCAATTACAGAAGCAACTCGAGGTTAGCCAAGCTGCGATCCAGAACATCGCGAAAAAGGGCGGTGTCGAATACCAAGCAGAACAGAATCGCATACAGGAAGCGACTCTGACTTCGACCAAGAATTTTCTCGACGCCAAGGCAGGCATGATGGAGGCAGCAGCGAAGGGTTTGCCCTCCGAGTCCACGGCTGAGATTCAAGCCTCGACCAACCTCGAAAAGCTCGCCGCTCAGCAGCGTCTGGCAGCAGCGAAAGAAGAAATCGAAGGCAAGATCGCCATCGCGCAGCAGGACCCAACGAAGAACGCGGCTCTCATCACTCAGCTTAATGGAGAACTCCAGACTCTTCAGGAGAACTATCGGACCAAGCTGCTGGAGATCGACGCTTCGTATTACAAGAAGGTCTCAGCGTTGCAGGAGAAGCAGCAGAAGGAGTCCGAGAAGTTCATCGACGAAGCATTGAAGACAGAACTCGATGCTGACTTAAAGAGCGGCGAAGCCATCCTCAAAGCAGGCGACGCTCAGTTGAAGCTCAACGAGGCAACTGCCAAGTCTGCCGCTGAGACGCAAGCTGACGTAGTCGCTCGGGATAAAGCGGCGGGTCACATTGCTCAGGCAATGCAGGACGAGCAGAAACTCATTCAGCTTCTTGAACAGCAGAAGGCTGCTGAACTAGCAATCGTTGACGCGAAAATGGCGGAAGCTCAAGCGGCGATGGAAGTCGCCAAGACTTCCGGGCCGGGTGGTGGCCTCAACGTCCCGGACTACAACAATGCCCTCGCTCAGTATCGCGAATACCAAGCTCAGCGCATCACGGTAGCGGCGCAAGCGGACAAGCAAATCGCAGCTGCGAGTGATCAGGAGCTAAAGCAAGAGAACACCGCACTGCAAACCTATCTCCAGACATTCAACAACCAGTTTGCCAATGCGTTTGCCCAAGTTGAGATGGGGCACGAAACCATGGGCAGGACGGCCATGAGGGTGTACGACCAGATGGCAACGTCGTTCCTGAAGAACATGGCGATGGCAGCGATGGCAGAACTTGAAGGTCTCGCGCTGCACAAATCAATTGCAGCGCAGAAGCAACTCAGCGATGCGAAAGGAGCGGCGGCTGGCACGTACAACGCGCTCGCCGACATTCCGATCATCGGACCTGTCATCGCTCCGATTGCGGCCGCAGGTGCCTTCGCGGCGGTCATGGCCTTCGATGAAGGCGGTATGGTGCCGTCCACTCAGATGGCTCTGGTGCATAGCGGTGAATCGGTCCTGACTCCGCAGCAGACGGAGAACTTCAAGAATATGACGGAGAATCCACCAAATCCGGGTACTGATAGCGGGTCACGCGGTGGCGATATTCATATTCACGCGATGGATGCTTCCAGCTTCCAGTCGTTCTTGAAAAGGAATCCCGGCGCACTGAGCGCAGGCGTCACGCACGCTGCCAAAAACGGGCATTTGAATGTCAGCGAGCTCGCTAGAGGGAAATAATTTATGCCTGTACCTTCCAACATCTCGGGCACTCCCATCATGGGATTCAGTTCACCAACTGAGTTCTTCATTGGTTACACGGGCAGCGGCATGTACCAACTTCGCGGTCTCGGCTGGTCCATGGTGGACACGCCGACTTTCAACACCCTCGACCAGAAGACGCAGGGCGGTCGTGAGGTTATGAACGGCCTGTACTTGAACCCGCTCCACGCATTCTCATTGAAGTACAACTTCCTTGAGAACGACCCCGCGCTCAATATCAGCGGAAACCCGGATACGGATTTCAGACTGCTGTACAGCTTTTATCTCGCGATGAATGGCCGCTTCCAAGAGTTTCTTTACCAGACACGGGAAGCCGCCGTGGTAAAGATGCCGCTCGCCGCGCCGGACATCAACGGCTATGTCGAGCTCGTCTACAGCAATGGTCCGTTCTTTTCCGAGTCCGTGCAGGAGATGAACAACGTCCTGCCTACAATCTACTCGTTCAACACTGGCACGGGCTTATACACGGACAGGACAGCCGACTGCTCGTTCTACACGGCAGGTTCGGTTGCTGGCTACTCCGGCATCACGTTCACCAGTACCTACACCCTTGGCTCGGGCGAATACTTCGCTTGGAGCGGCTCGTGGTTTTACCGCTGCCACTTCGAAAAAGATTCGTACGGTTTTGAAGAGTTCATGTACCAACTGATGAAGGTCGGTATTGGGTTACAGCAGGTACGAATCTAATGAAGCAAGTCTTCAACACGGCGGGAGTAGACCGCACAGCCATGTGCTTCCAATGGCTGACGGGGCAGGGAGTGGCCGCGTGGTCTTCGCTTGCGTCCTATGTTTTGGGTGACATGGTGAAGACTTCGGATAACAATCTGTGGCGCTGTATCCAAGCCAACACGAATCTGCCTCCGGCCACCAACGCAGCCTATTGGGTACAAACAGACCAGCACGGTGAGCGCAAGGTCATCATGCGTGATTTGTATTTCATCGGACCGCCAGTTTTCTTTCCCAACTTGAACGTGGGGATTGTTCAGGAAGCGAACTTTGGCGCATTCCCTTTAATCGACTCTGACGCGCCTCTCGCGTATGCACCCTATGCCGCGATTCCGTACCAGACGGCGGGATCGAACATCATCACGTTCCAGCCATTCAGCGTGGAGAAGGACAAACTCGATTACAAAACTGGGTTCGAGGCGTCGAGCATCACGTTGACACTGCGTCCCCGCGATCCGAACCCGAACACCACAACGGTAGGCAACGTGAACCCGTATACGACACGAGGCAACGGCAACTCCTACTCCGAAGGTTTGCAGGTGAAGGCACCCTATTCCGACTTGTATGCGAACTACACCGTCTCCGGCGGCGCAACTATCCTTTACCAAACGATGCGCCAGTCATTCGCGCAAAATCAGGACTGGTATCTGGCTCCTGTCACCATGTTCCGCACGTTCATTCCAGCGGATAATCCGACTGACCTGACAAGTTATGGTTGCGCGGTCATGTTCCGTGGCCGCATCAACAGCATGACGGTGGACAAGGAAGACGTGAAGATCACCGCTGCCTCCTTGATGGAAATCTTCAAGCAGAAGGTTCCAACGCAGACTATCCAGCCGGGCAACCGCTGGGCACCATTCGCTCCGCTGCCATACGAACCGTTCTTCTGCACGTCGGCCACTCCGCCAGTTGGCAGTTTCAATTGGCTGCAAGTACAAAGCATCCCGCAGACCAGCTTGAACACGAGTGACGGATTGTTTGCCGAAGGCACCGCGCTGATCGAGGTTACACAGGGCGGCGCAGTTGTTGGCGTGTACTTCAGGAAGATCTACACAAACAGCGGAACCTACAGCAGCGGAGGCAATCAGTACACGACAATCACGTGGCTGGAGCCGCTTCCGGTGAACGTGGCCGCTACAGCGTTGGTAGAGGTCAAAGTTTGGTTGTCGGGAGATACCAGCAACGTATCAGGGCAACCGGGACAAGGCTTCCCGTATGTCCCGCAACCTCTAACAGGAATCGCATAATGACAGCGAACGAACAGATAGAGCGTGAACATGTAATTGCAGAAGCAAGGAAATGGATAGGCACGCCGTTCAAGCACGACACGGAAGTGCCGGGTGCTGGCGCAGATTGTGCTCACCTAATCAACGCCGTCTACTTTGCAAAAGGGCACATGCCGCACCTGACGTTCCCGCATTATTCGCCAGACTTCTGGAAGCACACAGAGAACAAAGAACAGCACATCGTGGAGAACGCTAAGAAGTATTTCCGCGAGATCAAGGCCGAAGAAGCCAAGCCGGGTGATTGGGTCGTCATGTTCATCGGGCGGTGTTGGGCGCATTGCGCCATCATCACGGGACAAGACAAGGCAGTGGAGGCTTGGCCGACAAGGTCCACGGTCATGGAGATCAACACGCGTGAGGAGCGGCTCTACCGCAACCACGAGAAACGATACTTTACAGCATGGTGAAGTTAGACGAAGAGTTCGAGGTCAACTGGAAATTTCGAGTGCAGGCTGTCAGTCAAGAGCAAGCCAATCTGAAGGTCGAAGCGACGATGGCGGAGTTTGCCCGTTTCATGGGTTGGGAGCAGCCCGACCGTTTGGTGAGAATAGGAAAATAACATGGGTGTTGGATTAGGCGGGTCAAAGACGAATGCGACACAAGAACCGACGATTCTTTCGGTTCAGGTGACCACGTCTCTTTACAACACGGCGATTCCTCTGCTCATCGGCAAACGCCGCTGCGCGGGCCGCGTCATCTGGTACGGCTACTTTGGCCCATCAGGCGGCTCAGGGAAGAAGGGTAAGAGCGGCAAGAAAGGCGGTCCTACCAACTACCAGAGCAACCTCGACCTGCTTATCGGTTTCGGGCCGCTCTGGTCGATTCAGTCCGTCTGGCAGAACTCCAGCATCGTGGGTTACGGCTCCGGCCTCTCGTCATTCTCACGGGCGGGCTCACAGACGTTCACCGTGACAGCTTCGGCTACCGCCAGCGGCACCGTGAACAACCAGCCGAGCGGCTACAATCTCGACTTCATTTCGGCAATCAGCTTCACACCTTCCATGCCAGCGTCTGCGACCATCGATGACTATGGTGATCCGCTTGGCTCACGCACTCTCACGGAGACGGCAACCGAGCAATGGTTGTACAACACTTACGACAATCCGAACGGTTACTCCGCTCCCAACGGCAACGGAGCCATTGCGTGGCGTCCAGGCAATTGGGAGTTCGGCAAGACATTCTGCAACAATCCGTCGTGCACCTTCGCCATCGGGACTGATCACGGTAATGCTAACTGGACCGCGACATTTCCTGCTGCGGTGACGGGCACCATCAAAGTCTATTGGGGAGCCACGAAAGCAAATCATGACACCCCGCTCACCTACATTAAGTATGAGTTTGAGCCTGTGTTGGGCAGCGGAAACGAGTACAGCGGTTCTCTGTCTGGGCAGCAGGTAGAATATCCCGAACTGTCGGGCGCGGGCGGTGTACAGATTGATCTTGGAATCAGCGGCACCGCGCCTGAACTGGATGTAGAAGCACAAGGGTTGTACTCGCTCACTGCGAGCGGACAGGCCAATCCTGCCGATGTCATCCTTGACTTGATCCTTTCGGGCAACATCTATTTTGGCGACTCGGAGCACGGTTTCACACCGCTCTGCTTCTCTCACGGCCTCAACTTTGGTGGTGACCCTTCGCGTCCGAACTACCAGAGCTTCAATCCCGCAGGCTTAGGCACTTACACGTGGCCTCCGACTACCAGCTTTCCCTACGTGCTGCCGACTCCACCGACATCGTCCGGTTCGCCGTTCCAAATCCTTCGCGACCCGCCGACCTTCAATCAAGGCACGTACAGCGGCAGCAGCACCTACAACGTGAACGCCATCGTGTTGGACGGCGGCGTCTACTACAGGCAGCTTGTGTTCAACAACACGGGACCGACCAGCGGGCAGCCCGACTGGCAGGTATTCACGGGAAATCCCGGAGCATCCTCTTCGCCGCTCTCGAACTCCCCATTCAGCGACGGTCTGAATGACGTGCGCAACTACTGTGCGGCTAATGGGATTTTCGTCAGCCTGTACCTGAGTGCCCAAAAGCCATGCTCCGACATTCTGGGTGAACTTTGTGAGATCGCGAACTGTGTTCCGGTGTGGAACGGGCAGACACTCGATTTCTGTCCCTTGTCTGAAGTGTCAGCGATTGGCGGCGGATACCTTTACACCCCGCGCACGGCGGCTGGACCCATCCTCGTGTTGGATTCTAACTACTACGTCGCGAATGACAACGAGCCGCCTGTAACCGTCAAGCAAGAGAACATGCAGTCGGTCGCCAACATCCTCGACATCAACTACTCCGATGCCACGTTCGACGCCAATGGCATGTGTGGCTACCAAGCCTATCAGAGCACCAGCGTGCGCATCGCTGACGTGGAGCACGTGCAACTGTACGGCCCGATGAATGGCTCGCCTCGCGGCTTTGACGACTATATTTGCGATCCTACGACAGCGACCAATGTGGGTTGGCCGATCATGAATCGGCAGAGATTCGCGGACACCTACAGCGTGGAGTTTAAGCTGCCGCAGACGGTGGGTTCGTTGCTCGACCCAATGGACTTCATCACCGTGAACGATCCGCTCTTCGGCGGCACTCTGAGCACCGGAGTGGTCACTTCAGGTCCTGTAGGACAGGACGTCCGCATCACCGAATTGTCAGAGGATAAGAGCGGCGAATGGACCGTCTCGTGTGAACGTTTCATGTATGGCATGTCCGCTCCGCAAGCACCCGTTGTGACTGGAACGACGGTCAACATGCCGCCATCACCGAGCGTGACGCCTGCAAGCGTTAACGCTCCCTACTTCTTCGAACCGACAGCTGCGCTCTCACAAGCATTGGGTCTGGGCGTTGCTGGTGGTCTATGCATCGCCGTCTCTGATTCCGATCCCAATTATGGCGGTTGCAGAGTCAACGTGAGTACTGATGGCGGAACGAGCTATTCCTACATCGGCAGTATCGCCGGAAACGCTGACATGGGCGTCACCATCACGTCCGACTATCCTTCCCATGTCAATCCCGACACAAGCGACACGTTGTATGTGGACCTGACCGAGTCGAATGGGGAGTTGGATTCATACTCCAGCGGTCAGCAGACGCAGTTGATCCCGATTGCACTGCTCGACAACAGCGGAGCACCGGGAACAGGCAGTGCGGCGGGCTACACGACCACGATCCCGTACGAGGTTATTTCCTACGAGACGAGAACTTTGACGTCCACGTACAAGTACAGCATGGCTCCGCCAATCTTGCGTGGACAATTGGGAACGGTTCCCGCTGATCATCCGCTGAGTTCGGTATTCGTATGGCTGGGTCCGGGCAACAACGTGTTCCGCTACCAGATTCCGAGCGGCAACATCGTCGGCAACACACTGTACTTCAAGTTCCAAGCATTCAATCAATTTGCGCAGGGTACTCAGGACATCTCTGCTTGCACCGCGTACACGTACAGCCTGACCGGAGCTACAAACCCGACTTCACCGACATCGCCAACGGGCGGCGGAAGCTACACGCTATCTCCGAGCCCACTACTGTATCAGGGCAAAACCGGAGGTTGGCCGGGAGTTGATGGTTCATCCACAAGCTGGACAAACCCGAACGACGTTTATTGGCCTCGGTTCACGGCAAACTTCGCCTCCGGCGCGGTCAGCTACGCGGCAAACGATTCAGGAACTACTGCTTTCACCGGCAGTGGACAGACTTGCTTCGTTACCATCTACGATCCGAGCCATGGCGGCTCTGGAACAATTCACGTGGACACCACGAACGCAAATGCAATGACACCCGGCTACATCTATCTCGGAACAATCACGAGTACGGCAGCGGGTACGAGTGGAGGAACGGCAGGCAGCGGTGGAACGGGCGGACCGCAGGACGGCGGCTCGTCGGGAACGTACAACATCACGGTTAACGGAGTACCGATACAGTAATGGCTCCGATTCCAATCACGTTTAGCGACACCACTCCTGCTGCACCGGGAACCGACATCAACGTCAAGTGGCAGACCGACAGCAGCGGAAATCTCTCTGCCCACGTGCCGGCAGGCGGTGGAGGCTCGGGTGCGCCGAACGGAACTCTCGTTGCCTATGGCCCGCCGAATCCGATTACTGGCGGCCCGCCCGCCTACAACTACGCCAACGCTTTCAATGGCTACTTCATCAACTACGGAAACGCATCGACGATTTTCCGATCAAGCGCAACAAGTGGCAGTCTCCCACCTTGCTACAAAATGGCAACGACGGCCAGCACTCCAGCGTCGTACTCGTGGTTTGGTTCGTACAGCCAAGAAACCATCGTCCCGAGCCTCCTCGCGAGGATTCAGCATTACTTCGCGTTGGCACAGACCACAGCGTGTCGGATCTGGGTTGGCGTTGGTTTTGCCAATGGCGGAACGCTGGAGACGCCTACACCCGCGCAGAACATGATCGCCTTTCGCTTTGACGCCGCTGTTGACACCCACTGGCAAGCGTTCACCTATAGCAACGGTTCGGGTTCAAGCACGGTCGTGGACACGGGCATCACTCCCGACACGAACTTTCACCAGTTCGCAATTCAACCGGATGGCAGCGGTGGGTTCAACTTCTACATCGACGGTACGAAGCTGGCAAACATCCCATTCTCGTCTGGCAACATACCTCCCGCCACCAGCGGATTGATGGGCGATTTGATTCAGATCGACGCAGACGGCGTGAGCGGTGCAGCGGTGGCTCTGTACCTCGTCAGCATGCAGATGTGGTATGTGTACTAAAACCATTTCGCCACGAAGAAGTCCACATCCTTCCCGTTGCAATTCAGCACCGCCTTGCCACTCGCGCCGATGACCATGTGCACCTTCTTGATCGTGTAGGATACCGGGCCATTCTCGCAGCGGTCAGCATGCATCGTCGCACGGAGCCTGAGCACAGAACCGTCAGCGGTTGTCAGCGTGTACACACTCTTAGTTTCTGCTTGCCAATCGCCGGAGCATTCGCCGACATGGTTGCATGTGACCCAGTCACGCCAGATTTGTTGACCAAGAGCGTCCTTCTTTGCGATCGCTTCATGCTTGAACGTCCCCATCTCCTGAGCGCGGCAGAAGTTCGTCAGAGCCACCAGAACAACCAGCATCAGAATAAATTTCTCTATTCGGTCCATTGCTTTCTCTCCTCTGTCTGATTTTGCTTTGCACCACTCAGCGAACCATAGCTCACTTCTCTTCGAGAGAAAGTACCCGAAGTACCCCACCGTAACCGCCGCACAGAAAACAGGACTTTCCGATATCTGAAGTGTAGGTAGCAGAAGGGGGACACGCCTACCCAGCCCAGCCTTAACCCATATCCAAGACACTCTGGAATGGAGTCGAATCTTTTGCTCTTGACAAACCGAACAATGAATGCTATCAGTTCACCACCGCAGCTTTTCTGAGGGGGGAAAGCTGGGAGACCGTTCTCTGGAGGAGCCTATGGCTCGTTCGAGGTTCTCTCTATTTCCTCTTCGGTTGGAAATCTCCAACCGTTCTCGCTGCTTCCTGCTCAGGGTTCTTCTGGTTACCGTCAGCGTCTATGCGGGCACTGCCTTTGCCCAAAGTCCCAATGGGCCGCGTGTCGAGACCCCAGTCCCTGCTTCAGTCGTAGCGCATTTTTCCCAGCTTAAGGATTTCGAGCAGCATGCTGTCTATTGGACTGCGGAGCCGGGCTGGCGAACCGAACTGCAGCTTCGCAACAATCTGCTTGCGCGGGATTTGACGGTGACGCCGGCGCTGCGCACGGCGGACGGCCAGGAGACGATACTGGCTCCGGTCACGATCAAACCTAACGATGTAGTTTCCGTCGATCTCTCGCAAGAGTTGGTGAAACAGGCTCCGAAGCTGGTCGGAGAATACGGCTCGGTCATTCTTCGCTATCGCGCTCCCGTGGTTCGTGCGCTCTACGCCGCGGTCATGATCATGATGGAGGGACGCCCGATCGAGTTCCACC